TTAGGGTTTGTCGCGGTTTGTGGCGAACCTTTCGGCGAGGTTCGCCACGTTATTGCCGCCCATCGGACGTGCCAGGAGGGCCATTGCGTCCCCCGCCATCTTCGGGCGCGAGGCTTCCGCGATGTAGCGTTGGACCTCGGAAAGCGTCTTGTGGCCGGTCACGGCCATGATCTGCGGAGCCGTCGCGCCCTGCTCCGCGAGCCGTCGCGCCATGGCCTTCCTGAGGCCGTGGGACGTGCAGACGGGCAGGCCCGCCGCGTCACACCACTCGCGCATATCGTTGCCCAGGCCGGCCGCGCTACGGGGCTTGCCGAAGGCGGTCTCAAGGAAGGTGCCGCACTCCTTGGGCCAGACCGCCAGCACCGCAGCCAGGTCGTCGTGGATCGGGATGGACACCAAGGGCGCGTCGCCCCGGCGGGTCTTCTGGCGCCGGTATTCAATGCGCCGGCCTTCGAAGGTCTCCTTGATGCTGAACCATCCCAGCTTGACCGCATCGACCTTGGCCGCCGCCGTGTAGAGCATCAGCGTCACAGCCATGTGGGGCAGGGTGCCCGGCTTATGCACCTCGAAGAAGCGGGCAATCTCGGCCTCGCTCCATGTGTGCAGACCGGTGCCCGGCATCGGCAGAGACTTCGTTTCCCGGACAGGGTTCGCGGGAAGCCATTTCAGGGACACCGCGAGGTCGAGGAGCTGAGACAGCCGCTTGCGGAAGTTGTTGGCCGCTGCCGGCGTCTCGGTCTTCTTGGCGATCAGCCGCTCAACCGCGTGGGCGTCGAGACCTGCCACGCGACGCCAGCCATGCTCTTCGCGGAACCGTTCATAGATCCCGCAATAGTTGGCCTTGGTCGAGGAGGCGAGGTCCTTGCGCGCGGTGAGATTGTCGAGGAGGCGGGCGACCAAGTCTGCGATGGTCCCGGGGGTCGTGCGATCCGCGCCGATCCGGCCGGCAGGCTTGGCGCCCTTCACGGCCTCCCCATAGCGGCGGACGAACTCCTCCGAGCCGTAGGACGTGCCCAGTTCGAAGCTCTTGCCGTGCTTGCGGTAGCGCCAGCGGCGGGTGCCATGCCGGTCGGTGTAGGGCGTGGCACCGGGAAACTGCCGCTTGCGCTTCATAGATCATCCCAGTCGCTCTTGCGGGCCGCCGGTGCTGCGCCCGACTGGCCCGCGATGATGGCCATCTTGCCCGAAGGCTCCATCTCCAGCCGCCACTCCGCCACGCCCGCCGACTGCATCGCCTTTGCGATCCGCGTTAGATCGGCTTGCTTGATGAGGGCAGGGCGGTTGGCCATTCGTTAGGTCCCTATTGATGGACGATGCCGTGCTGCCGGTGGAGGTTGAAGCAGTAGGTGAGGTTCACCACGGTGACACCCAGATGAGGCCGGTCTTTCACGCATTCGACGACAGCACGCTGGAGCCGGGACTCTCCGACTGCACCGAAGGTCCAAGGCCAGAAGTCGTCTTCGTCTTCGTCTTCGTTTGAGCCCGGGTTCGACAACAACTCGGGCGTAATGCCGAAGTAGGCTTCGTTACCGTTCCGTGCGGCGCGAAATGCGTCGGCGACATTGGCCGGCACGCTTTCGTCCTCTTCGAGGCACAGGCGCAGAATGCGAGCGATTTCCTTGACGGCTTGGATCGCTGGTCTCAGTTGAGTGAGCCCAGCTAACAGTCGCACTAGGATCAGCCCCTCATCATCGTAGACGAGAGGGTCACGATTGACGGGCTCAATGACTCCTTGGTCATGCCAGTATTGGACAGTCCGCCTCGGGAGGCTCGCCTTGTCCGCCAGACTTGTGATGCTGTGCATCGTGTTCTCCTATCCTGGTACGGGATATTTACACTATTTGTAATCATCCCGCAATAGGGCAGGCGACTGTCTTCAGCCCTCCTTGAGTAACGCCCGGCACTCGCTGGCGAAGGGGTGCGGGCCACGCTCGTCCAGGAGCATCTCGCCGTCGCCGGTGAGGCAGAGCACCTTGGCCGCGAGGTCTGTCATGTTTTGTACGGGCAGGCCCTCCATCTCCCGCTCCATGGGGTCCAGCGCATCCACGAGGCGGTTGAACTCGTCTTCGGACACCTCGCGGGTCTCCGGGCCGTTGAGCCAGTCCCGGTAGGCCCGCCAGCGGCGGTAAAGCTGCATCACGGGCGTGTCGGCCTCGTCGCCCGCGTCGAAGAAGGGAATGGCCGAGGCGGAGACGGCGACAGGAATAGCGGTCAGCATGGCGGCACCTTTCAGCATGTTGCGGCGGGAGGTGTGGGTCGCGGTCATTGGGCCGCTCCCTTCACGAGGGCTTCGCACTCCGCCAGGACGCCGGGGTCGTAGATGCTGCCCACCTCGTCACGGAGGGTCGTCAAGGCCAACACCTTTGCGGCGAGGTCCGCGAGGCAGGTGACGGGTTCCTCCGCCATCCTGTCCTCCAAATTGCGGAGGATGGGATAGAGGCGGTCGGCTTCCTCGCTGCTAGTCGCGTGGTCGTTGATCCGCCCTTCCATATCCTCGAACTCTCGGAAGAGCTGCATGATCGGCGTATCGGTGGAGGCCAGAGCGGGAGCGCCCACCAGGGCGGCGGGGGCAGCGAGCGCACCTTTCATCAGGGCGCGACGGGTCGTGGGCTGGAAACCAGCCCCTTGAGATGTTACGTTCATGGGGAAGCCTTCTTAGCGGATGGGTTTCAACGAAGGCCGTTGGGGGGCCAGCCCCGGCGGCCTTCACTCGTTTTAGGCCGCAGCGTCGTGTTGCGGTGCCTCACGGAAGATGCGCTCAAGGTGAAAGACGATCTCCGCGTTCATCGTGCGCCGGTTGCACGCGGCTGCTTCTTTGATCGCTTGTCGTAGGCCGTCAGGGAGGCGGATCACGAACTTGTCCACCGCTGCGCTGCTCATAGGACGCTCCCGGAAGTTTATGGCTCTGAGCCACATCTTACATATGGCTCAGAGCCTGCATTGCGTCAAGAGGTCATTTATGGCTCATCGCCATCATGACCGAACGCAAGCCACAGGAACAGGATAAGTATGTCCTCCGTCTCCCGGATGGGATGCGGGAGCGCATTCGCCAGGCGGCTGAGGAGAACAGCCGATCTATGAACGCTGAGATGGTGGCTCGGCTGCAGGAGTCCTTCGAGAAAGAATCCGATGTGAGGCTAGAGCGCACGCAGGAGGTTCTGCGCGACGTGACGCATCGGTTGCATGTCTTGGAGGGCGTCATAACCAAGCATTACCTCGGTGGGGAGCCACTCGATCTCTCCGATCTGAAGAGGCGTAATGCCGGAGAGGACGGCGAAGAGTAGGGCTGAGGATGAGGAGGTGGTGTCTCCACACACCTGGAGATGTTCCTGAACCATCTCTTTAGGGTCGTGGCGGCCCGACAAGTTGTCATGGCGACATGACATTGTCGGAGCGCTCCGACAAAGTTCATTAGGTTCGAGCCGTGTAAGCGCGCACACAGGCTAAAAGCAGGAGAGACTGATGTTCCAAGTGCGACTGTATGAGCGTGGCGGGAACTTCAACGACCAAGACCACGTCATGGAAGACCTTGAGATGGAAGTCGTTCCTGTCGTCGACGACCGCATCGGAATACGCCACAGCGCTGACGGCAAACTGGTGGTTTACAAGGTGATCTCGCGCACCTTCATACAAGAGTTCGATCAGGGAGAGCAGGTCGGCAAGACTAGATTTGCTGTCGAGGTCGTACCTGTCCGAACCGGGCCGGGCACTGCTTCGGTCCAGGAACTACCTTTCTGAGTCAAGAGGAGCCGGAGCATCCGCCCCGACCCCCCCTGAAACCCCAATCTCAGTGTGGGTCGGTGCATCCGCTCCGATCCCATGACGCACCGCCCCGCCATCTGAAGGGGGCCTGCGACGTGCCGGGGTTTACCCACTCGCCGGCTGACGGGGATGCTTCGGGCTAGGAGTCAACCCAGGGCGCATCCTGCCCTATCTCATGCGACCGCCTCCTTGGGCATCCCGGTCCGGTCCCACTTATCGAGGATGCGGGACTCCTTCTGCTGGAGGCTGACGCCCTGCAGCCCGATCTGGCGCTGCTCGTTGCGCATCGCGGCGACCTCCTCACGCAGCCGCTTGACCTCGGTGGCGAGGTCGGCGGCGGGGGTGGTGGAGGCCGGGGCGGACGGGACGGGCACCGTGGCGAGCGGGACACCCGTGGTCGTGGTGCCTGCCGTGCCGCCGTAGAGGTTCGCCGACGCGCGGCCCTTGGCCTGCAGGAAGTCGAAGCGCGAGGCGAAGTCCTCGGGGACGAGGGCGTCTATCGCGGCCCGGGCTTCCTCCATGGCGTCCTTGGCCCGCTCCAAGCCCCTGACGTATTTGGCCATCTCCTGATTGGCGGCGAGGTAGCCCTTGAGTTCCAGCGCATCGAGCGCGGCCTGGTTGTCGGTCGCCTCATAGAGCCGCCGCAGCAACCCTTCGCGCTCGTCCTCGATGGCGGCCTGCTGCTTGGCGATCTGCAGGGCGTCGAACTTCGCGCGGTTGAGCGGGTGGAGGGCAGCGCGTTCCAGCCTGAGGAGCGCCACCGTGTCGCCGCGCGCTTCCAGGATTTGGCGGTCGAGGTCCGCGCGTTCGTCGGCGATGGCCTTGGCCTTCTCCGCCGCCTCCTCAGCCGCAGCCTTGGCCTTCTCGGTGGCGGCGGCCTGGTCGAGGAGCGCGTAGTAATGCTGCTTCAGCGCCCGGTTGGACGGGTCGAGGGCGGCCAGGTCGAGTTCGCGGAGTTTCTTGGTGTCGTCAAGCTGCTGGTAGATGTCGCGCTGGATGCCGGCCCGCTCGTCCGCGATGGCCTGCGCCTTCCGCGCGGCCTCCTCGGCGACAGCCTGAGCCTTGGCCTGCGCCGCCGCCTCGTCCTCCAGGGCAAAGAGGCGCTCCTTCATCCAGCGGAGCGACTCGGGCATGGCCGCGAGTTCCAGCTTGCGGGCCTCGCCGATCTTGCCCTCGGCCTCGTAAATCTGACCCAGGAGCGCGGTGTATTGGTCGTGGAGCGCGCTCTGGGGGTTGGACGGCGGGGCGCTCTTGGCCAGATTGTCCGCCGCCTCCTGCGCCGCGCGGTCCCGCAGGTCGAGGAGCGTCTTGAACTCGTCGGCCAGCGCCATAAGGCCGGTCGCCTTCACCCTCATGCCGCGCTCGCGCAGGTCCGCCACGACGGCACGGAAGTCCGCCTCGCTCTCGATGCGGGCCGTGACGCCGAGTTCCTGGAGACCCCGCGCGAAGACGCGCTGCGCGGTGTTGGCCTGCTCCTCCAGGCTGAAGAACCCCGTGCGGAACACTTCCACCGCCGCCCGGAAGGCGTCGAGACCGCCCGCCGCTTCGACCATGCGGGTGGCGAGCTTGGTTGCCGCCTCGCCGGCCTTGAGGTTCTCGTTCCAGAGGTCGCGGGTCGCATCTCTGACCACTCCGAACGACGCGACCATGCGCTCCAGGGTCTGCGTTGCCGACTCGCCCTCCTGCGCGAACCGTGCCGACGCTCCGGCCATGACCGCGAGCTTGTCGGAGACCTCGCCGAACTTCTCGGTGACGGCCTGGACCTGCTCCTCGGCCGTCATGTCCTTGAGGCTCAGCTGGAACTCGTAGGAGAAGCCCCGGAAGTCCTTGGCGCCCTTCCCGAGCACCCGGGCGAGGTCGAGGATATTGCCGGTGATCTGGTCGTAGGCGTCCTTGATCGGGCCGGCGACGTCCTTGCCGGCGGTGTCGTAGGAGGTCGAGGTCGAGGAGGAGAGGCCAAAGAACCTCGTGGTCTTCGTCTTCTCAAAGGTCTCCACCAAGGCGTTGAAGCCGTCGAGGGTGACCTTGAGCCCGCTGTCGAGGAGTTCGGTCTTGCCCTTGATGGCCGAGAACAAGCCGATGGCGATGGCTGCCGGGCCGGCGATGGCGCCGATGGCCGTGCCCAGGCCCGCGAGCCCCGACGTGGCCCCGGCCATGGCTTCGCTGATGGCGGTCCCCGCCCCGCCCAGGCCGCCGGAGAAGAGGCCGGAGACGACGTTGCCGAAGCCGGTCCCGATGTTGCCCAGGAAGCCACCCAGGCCGCCCATGACCCCGGTCGCCGCCCCGCCCGGGACGGGGATGCCTGCCCCTTGCGCCATGCCCACGGCCGGGCCTGCCACGCCCGCGCCGGTGATGCCCATGGAGAGCATGATCCGGTTGCGCGCCGCCATGCTAATCATCTGCGACAACATCGACTTGAACGAGTCGAGGATGGAGGAGGCAAAGTCGCCGAAGTCGCGAAGGCCGCCCGCCACGAAGTCGCCGAAGGCATCCGCGACGCCCTCGATCCCGCCGATAAGGATCTCGGCTTTCTTCTCGCCAAGCTCCTCCGCAGTCATCGCAGCATCGTTCAGCGCCTTGTTGAAGGACACCGCCTGCACCGTGGCCGGGTCCATGGCGTCGGTGATCCTCTTGACCACGGCCTCAAGGTGTTCGGTCGCGCGGGCCGCGCTTCCTGCCGCCCCGCCGCCTCCACCCGAGCCGCCACCCGAGCCGCCGCCCCCGAGTTCGCCGAGCGCCCCGCTAAGGCCGGAGGTCGCGCCAGCGCCGGCCTCCATCTCAGTGGCCATGCTGTCCACAGCGGAGGTGAGCGCCCCAACGCTTTGGAGGGGGGCCGAGACGATAGACGCCAGGTTGGCAGCCTGAGACGCCCAGGCGGAGGTGTGGAAGGACGCCTCCTCCGCAGCCAGGTTATACTCGTGGACGGCGCTGCCGGCCGAGATTGCGGCGTTGGAGAGCGCGAGGGAGATTTCCCCAAAGCCGGGAATGTTGGCAAAGCCCGAGGCCAGCGAGTTGAGGAACGAGTTCCACGAGTTGGCCATGTTCGACAAGCCGGTCAGGAAGGTCGCCTCAACCTCCGACATGACCGCGTGGAAGGTGAGGGGAATGATCCTGGTGCTGGTGGCGATCCGACCCCAGACCTCCACGGCCACGTCAGACAGAAGGCCGAGCGCGCTGCCGAAGCCACCCGTCGCACGCACCAGGCCGGCGAACTGGTAGATCAGCTCGCCCGCGCCGACGACGAGCGCGCCGATGCCGGTGCGAACCAGGGCACCGCGTAGAACCCCCAGCGCGCCCGAGAGAGACAGGGTTGCCACTCGTGCCGCCACGACCCCGGCCACGAAGCGACCCCCGAAGAGGGTCCCGGCAGCCAGGGCATAGGCCCCTGAGCGTTCCACCACGGACAACAGGCCGTCTATCGTGCCGCGCAGGAGACCCCCCTCCCTCAGGCTGTCGGTCATGGCCTCGGCCATGCTCCCCAGCGCCGGGACCATCCTGAGGGCGAGCTGCTGGCTCACATACTCGGTGACCAGGCCGAGGCGTCCGATCGCATCGCCCGCCGCCTCCACCCGCTCCGCGTCCACCTGGTTGAGGGCGAGCCCATAGTCATCGAGGTCGGACGCCGCAGAGCGGATCGCATCCCCACCATCGAGGAGGAGCAGAGCCATTTCGCGGGACCGAATGCCGAGGTCCTGCAGCAGCAGCGAGGCTTCCCCGGTGGACAGGCCCAGGTCGTTCACGGCATCGGCGACGGTCGCCATGCGTTCGCTCACGCCCATGCTCAGGAGGTCGTTCACGCTGAGCCCGAGGCGCTTCATGGCCTCGGTGGCCGCATCTCCGCCTTCGGTCAGCTCGCGGGTCATGGTCTGCATGTTGTCGGCCAGGGACTCGATGCCGACGCCGGCCTCCCCTGCGGCCAGCTCCAGAGCCTGATAGTCCGAGACGGACGCACCCAGACGCTTGGACGCGTTGACCAGGTCCTCGATCCGAGCCGCACCCGCCATGGCTGCAGTCCCCATGGCGGTCCCTGCCGCAGCCGCAGCCGCGCCGAAGACCGCGATCCGGGCGCCGAGCGCGTCCACCTTGCCGCCGAGGGAGGACATGCTTCCTTCGGCCTTGGTGACACCGCGGTCAAATTGGCCGCTGTCGAGGCTCAGAACCGCACGGAGCTGGCCGATGTCCATTCAAGTCTTCCTTCGGGCTGCGCGCGCGGCGGCGCGAGATATGGCTTTCGCGACTTCGGCCCGGACCTCGTCCGAGAGCCGCTGCATCAAAGCGTCTTTGTCCTGCTCGAAGGCCGGACGCATGTAGGGGTGGGGCTCCACGCGGAAGGAGCCGAACTCCTGCACGATGCCCTTGATGACCTCGTCCCGGGAGCGACCGGCGCGCGGACCCATGTAAAGGTCGACGTAGTATGCGCCGCGCCGGCCCTTCTCCTCACGTCGGGCCTGACGCATGGCCGTGACAGCCTGCTCCCTGGTGCCGCCGCCGCCCATCACGAAGCGGTAGGCGAGGCGCCCCACCTCGTCGTTCTTTGCCTGCGCGCCGACGGCGATGCTCTGGGCGAGTTCCCCGGTCTTCTCCGGCGCCAAGCTCCGAGCGAGATCCGCCATGGGCTGCAACGCCTTCAGGCCGGCGCGTTGGAGCGCGGCCTTGGCTGTGGAAGCCCTGAGCTTGTCGAGCTGCTCTTTCAGCTCTGTGGCTCCGTCGAGGCGGAAGGTCATCTTCACGGCTGGGCTGAGGCCCCGTTCATGAAGTGACGTTCCTTCGTGACCTGGGATAGGATCGCGGCCCGGATGGCCGGGATGGTAAAGACCTTGTCGACGGCGCCACGGGAGAACGGCACCGCTTTGCCGTCCAGCTTCCAGTTGGCCGACCAGCCCAGGACCGCCACCTGAGCGAACCTGAGGTCAGCGGCGAGCACCTCTTCCGGCGTCTTGCTGGGGCTGCGGGCCTGCTGCAGGTAGAGCCGGTGGACGTCCGGATCGGCGAGGCCCTTGACCTTGAAGGTGATGGGCTTGTCGTCGTCGCCGTATTGGGTCGCGCCCTCGATCACGAGAGGGATGTCGACGCCTGCACTACTCTTGGGGCGGGTGTCAAAAGCCGAGATATCCAAAGTTCGTGCCTCCTCAGGCTGTCCACATGTCGTCGTCGAACCAGGGCGCGTCCGTGGTGTATTGGCCCTCGCCCGAGGCGCAGCGCGCCACGGCCATCGCCGCTGCGACGGCGCCGTCGATCTTGTTGCCGCTCTTGCCCTTGTGGAACGACCGGTTGCCGGCCTGATCCACATGGAGCTGGATGTTCTCGAAGTTCCACCGCAGCACCGGGTTGCCCCCGTGGCGGAAGCGCCCGGCGAGGATGGCCCGCTCCAGCTCCTTCACGGCGGGCGCCATGCTGACCCAGCCCTGCCGGAACTCCACCACGGGCAGGCCGTCGTCGTTGAGGCTGGCCATCATGTGCCGGCCGTAGGTCGGGTCGAAGGCAATCTCGCGGACCGGGAAGTCGGCGCAGAGCTTGCGGACGTGCTCCTCCACCGCGCGGAGGTCGACGGTGTTGCCCGGGGTCGGGACGATGAAGCCCTGCTCGGCCCAGGTGACGTAGTCGACCCCGTGCCGCTCGCCCCGGGCGCGCAGGTTGTCCTCGGGACAGAAGAACCACGGCCGCACCTGGTAGCCGTCGTCGCCGTCGCGCCAGCACGCGACCACGCAGGTGAGGTCCTCGTTCTTCGAGAGGTCCACCCCGATCCAAGCCGGCTCCTGCACCATCTCCAGCTCGTCGAGGTCCACCTCGCCCGCGCCCCGGTCGTAGACGTGCATCTCGACAAAGGGCGAGGTCGACTGGTCCAGCCAGCGGTTGAGGTTGAACTGGAGGAAGCTGTCGCGCTCGAAGGGCGAGTGCTCGGCCTTGCGGGCCTTGTCGCGGAAGCCCGCGAGGTCGGGATAGCCGTGCTGAAGGCCGGGGTTCACCGCGAACCAGAGCGCCTCGTCGCGGTAGTCGTCCTCGGCCTCAGCCATGAAGATGACGGGCAGCGTGGCGGGGTCGTCGATCTCGCCCTTCTGGACCTTGATGGCGTAGGAGACGGTCTCCCAGGCGAGGTTCTCCTGGCCCCGGCCCGACGTGCTGGCGACGATGAGGAGCGTGCCCGGCACCTTGACCAGCGCGGAGTCCAGCGCCTCCCACTGACGCAGGCCGGCGCGGCCCTCCCAGGCGTGCAGCTCGTCGGCGATGACCACGTTCGGCGTCTTGCCGTGCTGGACCTTACCGTCGGAGGCCACCGCCACGTAGCGCGAGCGGTCGCGCGGGAAGGCGATGCGGGAGACGTATTCCCGGACGGAGAGGTGCTTCGAGAGCCGCCCGTCGTTCTGGACGACCATGGCCACCTCGTTGAACAGCTCCAGCGCCTGCTCATGCGCGGAGGCGGCCGAGACGATCAGGTTGCCCGGCGACTTCTCCGGCCCGACGAGGTGCAGGAGCGTGAGCCCGGCGGCGAGGCTGGTCTTGCGGTTGCCCCGGGGCAGCAGGAGCACGACGCGGCGGACCACGCGGGAGCCGTCCGGGTTGCGGGGCCCGTAGATGCGCCGGACGGTCCGCTCCTGCCAGGGGTCGAGCTGGAAGGGGTGGCCAAGCGCGGGGTTCTTCGGATGCTTGAGACGCTTGAGCCACGCGACGGCGCGCTCCCCGTAGCCCAGCGGGTCGGGGATGTCGGAGCCGTCGTTGATCCAGGCCGGGACCAGCATCAGGTCACCAGGTCGTCGTCTTCGTCGGCGTCCTCGCGGATCGCCGGGCGGGAGCGGGAGACGGGGGTGAGGCCGAGCTCGGCCGCGAGGAGGCGGGCGCGGGTCATGGCGTCGGACTGGACGCCCACGGCCGGGTTGCGCTTCCAGACGCCCTCCACGTCGAGGATGTGGCCATAGTCCTGCAGGTGGCGCTCCATCTGCCGCACCTGCCCGATGGCCGTGCAGTAGTTCTCCAGGGAGCCCAGGTCCGCCTCGGTCAGGATGCGCCGCTCGGTCAGGATCGGCATGACGCGCGTCCACTCGGCCGCCGCGTCCTCGCTGAGCCAGTCGGGCGCCGGCAGCTCGCCCAGAGCCGCAGGGTCGGTGCGCAGGGTGGGCTTGGTCCCCTTCATCAGAAGGTGAACTCCCGGTGCTCGTTGACGATCTCGCGGACGCCGAAGGGCACCTCGCGGCGCGCCTCGTCGGCCGCCGTCCGGTTGTCGAACCACCAGGCCGCGAGCAGGTTGACCGCCAGCTTCAGGTCCTCGGGAACGGGGTCCTGATCCTCGCCGCCGTAGGTCTCCTCGATCCTGAAGCCGAGAAGCCGCTCGATATGGGCCTGCGCCGCGTCGACGAGCCCCACGATGAGGTCGTACTCCTCGTCGTGGTCGACGTGGGCATAGAGCATGGCCTCGGGTGGGGTGATGATGGCCATCACTCCCACCCGACGACGGTGGCGGTGGCCGCCGTGACCTTCGTCCCCCGGAAGGGGAGCACCTGGCCGGGCTGGCAGTTGTAGACGATGGAGGTGCCGAGCCCATCTTCGACGGTGATGGTCCCGGCGGAGGTGCCGTTGAAGAAGAGGGCGCGCGGCTTGGGGTCGAGGACGCCAGTCCCGGGCGTGATGACGCGGTGCGTGTCCGCCACGCTGTCGAGCCCCTTCACGAAGCTTTGGAAGTTGTCGGTGGCCATGGGTTACCTCAGGGGGTTGCGGCGCTCTTCGCGCTGCTTGGCCCCGCTGTGATGCGTGGTGCAGAGCGGCTGCCAGTTGGTCTTGTCCCAGAAGAGCTGGGGGTCGCCCCGGTGGGGTCGAACGTGGTCGACGAGGGTCGCCCGCGCGCGGCAGCCATCGTGCCGGCAGAAGGGGTGCTCCTCAAGGAAGCGGGCGCTGGCCTTGCGCCAGACCGAGGTGTAGCCCCGGGCGTTGGCGTTCGGCCGGCGCTGCTCGGCGCGGGCCTTCCGCTCGGCGGTGCAGGGGCCGCAGGTCTCCCCGCCGGGGATGACCCGGCCACAGCCGCAGAGACGAGAAGGTTTCATCGGCATGGCTGCCCCTGAGACCGGACTCAGGCGACCGGCAGGTCGCCCACGTTGAGGACCGCCGAAGCGCCGGCCGCGAGGCTGGTGCCCGAGGTGTAGGTCAGCACCACGCGGGCGTAGCGCTTGAAGCCGCGATACCCGAGCTTGTAGGTGCTCGACGCCGCCAGCGTGGCAGGCGCGTTGCTGTCCACCAGGGTCGTGTCGACGACGTCGGCGAAGGTCGAGCCGTCGTCGCTCTCCTGCACTTTGGCGGCGAAGATGGCCGAGCCCGCCAGGGCGCCGGTGTTGACCACGAAGGCCACCCCGTTCGCGCCCTTGAGGTCGATGGCCACGCCGTTCGCGGTGGCGGTGAGGACGGCCGGGGCGAGCGCCAGGGCCGTCTTGATGTTGCGGGAAAGGTCACGCATCGGGGCTGCCTCCTCAGGCCATCTTGAGCTTGCGGAACTTCGCGGCCTGCAGGACGCGTCCGCCCACGCGACGGGTGGCGTGCATGCGGGTGATGCCGTCGGTCGCGCGGATGTAGGGGTTCACGAGGACCGAGAGGCCCACGCGGTCAACGATCCGGTAGCCGGACCAGTCGCCGAAGATGATCGGCACGGCGCCGGTCGCCACGTCGGGCATGTCCACCATCTCGACGATGGGGCGGCCCAGCAGCGTCTCGGGCAGCCCGGCCTGGTAGGAAGGCTGCCAGAGGTAGTTGCCCTGGCCGTCCTTGAGCTTGCGCAGCGTCGCGAGGGTGGTGCCGTTCATCACCCAGGTGCCGGCATTCCGATACATGGCCGGCAGCGCATACATGACGGTGATGAGTTCGTCGGAGGTGAACACCGTGGCAGAGGCCGCCGTGGTCGAGCTGATCCCGGTGTTGGTCAGGATGCCCTCGGGCGCCAGCACGCCGTCGCCGGAGATGAAGGCCAGCGCCTCCTTCTGGCCGAAGTCCTCCTCAAGGGCGAGGCGAACCTCGGACTCGGCCTGGCCGGCGCTGTCAGCGAGGAGTTGGTTGCTGATGTCGACGTAGGTGTTGATCTCGCGGACCACCACCTCGGCCTGCCCGAAGGCCGGCTCGGACGCGGTCTGCGCCTGCGTCTCGCCCTTCCAGGCGGCGTTGGTGATGCCGGTCCGGGTCGGGTAGATGACCGAGGGCGCGGCGGTCGAGCGCACGCTCGCGATGCCCCGCACGGGCGAGAACTGGACGAGGTTGCGGATGAACTCCGAGGCCATCTCGGTCGGGGCGAGGTAGCCGCCCTGCGGGTCGCTGGAGACCGTGAGGGTCTTGAGGTCTTCGGCCGGGGTGGCGTTGCCGAGACGCAGGTAGGTCGCGAAGCTCTTGCGCACCTCGTCGAGGTCAGGCTTGGCCTGCTCACCCGCGCCGGGGCGGTTGGCCTTGGCCTCCAGCTTGGCGAGCCGCTCCACGAGCTTGGTGGTGTCCGCCTTCTGCTCGACGGCCGAGAGCCGCTCGTCGACGGTCTTGGTCAGGTCCGCGATGGCCTTGGTGACGACGTCGTCCGGCGTCTCCTCCTCGCCCTTGCGTTCGATGGCGCCGAAGGCGCCGGGTCCTTGATGCAGCATGGTGGCTACCTTCTGAGTTGCGCCGCAGCGCGGTTGAGTGAGGCGGCGAGGGCGAGCGCCCGGATCGCCGACTTGGCGGACGTCACCTGCGCGCCAGGGTGCATGGGGATCGTCACGAGGCTGACCTCGAGGAGTTCGAGGTCGGTGATGGTCCGGCCGCCGCCCTTGCGGTTGGCCGCCTTGCGGGTGCGGAAGCCCACCGAGAGGCCGCGCACGGCGCCGGAGCGCACCAGCGCCCGCACCTCGCGCGCCCGGGCCACTTCGCCCACCAGGAGCCGGCCCTTGAGCCTGAGGCCATCCGGGGCCTCTTCGGCCGCGTCCCAGGTGCCCACGGGGTCGTTCAGGTCATGGCCGAACAGCATGGGCAGGGGCAGCGAGGCGCCCGCGAAGGCGCCCTTCTCGATTACGTCGCCGACGCGGTCCGGGGTGCCGAAGGGCCAGGCGAGGCCCTCGATGGCGCCGTCGTCGTCGCTGATGAGCTTGGTCTCGAAGTAGAGGCGGTCCATCAGGCGGCTCCCACGCGGTAGTCAATCTCGAAGTCCAAGCTGACGCCGGCCGGGTCGTCCTTGGCTTCGGGGTCCTGGGTGTCACGGGCACCGAGCAGCCAGATGCGCGAGAAGGTCGCGTCCCGGTGGCCGCTCAGGCAGAGGAGGACTGCGCGGCTGATGGCCTTGACCTGCTTGTAGCTGAGCGACCAGCAGTCGACCTGCACGCGGGCCGTCGAGCGGTCGGTGGTGTCCGAGAGAGTGTAAACGGGCCGGTCGTTGATGACCCGCAGCACGATGGCCGGAAGGCCGATGCCCTGCGGACGCCTGCGCCAGTTGATGGACCCGGGCGGCACGAGGGTCGGGACCGTGCTGTCCGCCAGGAGGAGCGCCTTGAGGTCCTCTTCCATGCGTCAGCCCCTTGCCGCCCGACGGGCCTTCGCCGCCTCGGAGCGCGCGATGGCAGAGGAGACCTCGAACCAGATTTCCTTCTTGAGCCGCTCCAGCATCGCGCCCTTGTCCTGTTCGAAGGCGGGGCGGAGGTAGGGCTGCGGCTCCCGGGTGAGGGTGCCGAACTCCTGCACGAAGCCCTTGATGACGTCCTGCTTCTCGCGGCCGGCGACCGGGCCCATGAAGACGTCGGCGTAGTAGTTGCCGCGCTCGCCCTTCACCGCCCGCAGGGCATTGCGCTTCTCGGTCACGGCCTCGGCGTTGGACAGGCCCGCGGCCTTGGCGAGATGGTAGGCATACTTGCCCACGTCCGCCTTGTCGTTCGCCGCGACCGTGCCCACGTCGATGCTCTCGGCCAACTCCTCGGTGTCCTTGGGCGCGAGCTGGCGGGCGAGGCGGGCCATGGGCTCCATGGCGGAGGTCCCGGCCCGCTGCAGAGCGTTGCGCGCGACGGCGGTGCTGAGCCGCTTGAGCTGGGCGCCCAGCTCCTTGAAGCCGGAGAGTTGGACGCGGGTGCCGGTCGCCATCAGTCCGCCCCTGCCACGGCGGTCAGCTCGACGCTCACGCGCCGACCGATTTCCTTGGCCCCGAGGATGGTCCACTCGCGACCGTCGAAGGTCAGCCGGTCCTTGGCGTCGATGTCGGCCGAGAAGGGGCTCCAGCGCAGCGTGAAGCGCGCCATCCGGGTCGCCTGCATCTGCCCTGCGGCCCACCTCTCGGCGTCGCCCACGGGCGCGTAGGAGGCCCAGAGAGGGGCGCCGTGGTCCGCCCAGGTCTCCGCCTGCTCCAGGCCGTTGTCGGCCAGCGTGGCGCGTCGGATCTGGACGCGGCGGTCCAGTTGTCCGGCCCTGAGAACCTGCTCCATCACGCGCCGCCCTCAGACTTGGGGAGCGCGGCGGAGATGTTCGGGTTCGCGAACTGCTCGCCGCCTGGGTAGGGACCCAAGCCGAGCCAGGAGCGGCCCTCGTTCGGGTTGATGACGCGGGCCGAGACGAGGCTGTTGATGGTCGTGGCGCGGGTCTGCAGGTCCGCCCGGGTGAGGTCGTCGCGGTCGAAGCGGATGACGTGGGTGGCCCGCTCCTCAGGGCTGAGAAGCGAACGCCGGAGCGCGCCTTCCACCACCTTGAGCCACGGCTCCAGGCAGTAGATGAGGAACTCCCGCCCCATCTGCTCGGTGTTGGACCAGGTCGCCCGGTCGAGGTCGAAGATCATGGAAGGCGGCACCCGGAAGGCGCGGGCCACTTCGAGGATCTGGAACTTGCGGTTCTCCAGGAACTGCGCGTCGGTGCTGGCGAGCGTGAACGGCTCGAACTCGGCGCCGTCATAGAGGATGGCAGTCTGCCCGCCGGTGTCCTCGCCCTCGTGCGTGGCACGCCAGGCCGCGCGGGCCTTCTTCACCGAGTCTTCGCCCATGCCCTTCGGGAACTTGAGTGCGCCGGAGGGCCGGGCGCCGCGACCGAAGAGCCGGCCGGCGTGCCGCTCCAAGGCGAGGGCCACGCCGATGGCCTCGCGGGCCAGCGTGAGAGGCGCCCGGCCGAAGGGGCTGCGGACATGGAGCATGGCCGAGCGCGGGAGAGGCTGGCCACCCATCTGGTAGGAGGGCTCGCCCGTCACCGGGTCGAAGGTGACCGAGATGCTGGCCCGGGCGTAACGGATGATCTCGGCCACGCTGCCGCCTTCGAGGCGGTTCACAAAGGCGAGGCCGCCCACGTCGTCCGAGAGCGCGTCAATGACAAGGTCGCGGACCAGCTCGAAGCCTGAGGTCCAGTCGTTCGCCTCGTCCCGCAGGAGCGGCAGGACCGGGTGGTCGGGCACGTCCGTCTCGGTGCCGTCCGCCTCGATGCGCTTCACGCAGACGTCCAGGCAGGCCACGGCCTCGGAGATGACACGGATGGCGGAGCCCACGGCCGGGACCCTGAGTGCCGCCTCGGCCGTCACGGGGACGGCGGACACCGTCGAGGGCACGATGCCGAATAGGGCATAGAGGTCGTCGCTCGGTTGAGCGAGACCTTTGACTTCGGGAACAGACTGGCGGCGGAAGGGCCACATGGTCCGCTCATCATCGCGCGCGCGAGGCGGACGGGTAGCTAGCAGGACCTAGCAGAACGTTGATTTGCGTCGCATTTGGAGGCCCGGCGTTTTCCCATTTCGGGCAAATATCACGCGCTGTGCCCCCGCCGGTCTCCGTCCCCTAGGCGAAAGTTCTAGACCACCCCCCGGCTGCTGCGCTAAGCTGACCTTGCGGCAACTCGGGCCGCATGGCTGCTCCAAGGGGAGGTGTGCCGATGCCGAGATTACTTGAGTGCAGACATTGGCAGCATGACTGCCAGACGGTGATCGTAGGCTTTCGCCTGCACACCAGGACCGTTGAGCGTATCTGGGTGCTGAAGGACGGTGGCATGCTCTGGCGCGGTGTCGTCCACTATCCGCTGCCAGGGCGTACAGCAGCGGGTGAGGCGATTACCACCTTCGGTCTATGCAAGTTCCACAGGTTCCCGATCTCCAAGGCAAGGCAGGCTTCGGCCTATGCTGCCATGCTCGCACTCGAGCCGGACGGCGACATGCCTTGATTAGCCCGCCTTCGACCTGAGCCACGCGTTCAGCTCAGACCGGACTGCGAAGTATCGCCCGGCCGGTTGGTAGATCGGCACACCCGGCTTGCTGGCCAGGCGCCTTGTGGTGTCCACCGAGAGGCCGAGCGCTTGGGCGATGGCTCGAAGGCCCCAGATTTTGTCTGTGCCGGTGGAGAGGGCGTCGATGAAGGTGGGTGGGGTCATGTCCATGCTCGTCTCGGTTCACTGCCTCGTGCGGCGGGTGCTCTAGCGGCGCCCTGTCGCGGTCGTCGGTTAGGCGTGCCCCCCGCCTCTAAGGGCGGGTGCAACGCCTCTGGGGGTATGGGGGTGTGTGTGGCTAGGGGGTTGAATGGGGATTGAAGCGGGAGTGAAGGGGGTTGAAGCCCCCGGGTTGAACGGGGGTTGAAGCAGGGGTTGAAGGGTCATCACTGGCCCGCCCTCTTGAGGAACTTGGTGCGCCGGGAGGGCGGCCCTTCCTCGCCCACGGTGATCGTCCCGGCGCTCAGCAGGTTGTTCATGGCCGTGGCAAAGCCGCTCTTGCTGATGCCTTCCCGCTTGGGGTGCTTAGCGAACTGCGAGGGTGCGTAGGTCGAGGCGCCCGCGTGGTTGACGCGCCGGCCCTGGGCCGTGAACTCGTCCAGCAGGGACAAGAACACCCGCTCGGCCTTGGCACTGGCAGCCCGCTTGTCGAGGTCCTTGGGCGTGGCGTCGGACGTGAACACGCCCGCCTTCCACGTCAGGGCGATCTCGCCCCCGACCTGGCTATAGTTGGCCTTCTTGGTCGAGAGCACCCGCTTGTCGGGGTCAGGCTCGTATCCATCGTCGGCAACGCGGGATAGGTAGAGCCGCGACCGGACGGAGTTGTTCCAGGCGGTCGAACCCGAGGTCCCCGAGCCCGAGGTCAGTCCGGTCAGCGACGGGTGAGCCAGCAGCATCACAGCGCATTGTCGCCGCTTGGCAAGGCCGCGCAGGATGCCGATGAACTGGCGCACCTTGGTGCGGTCGTTCTCGTTGGACGGATACACGTCCGCCAGCGTGTCGATCACGATCAGCGCCGGGGTGTCCTTGGTCGCACGCCGCTCCAACTCCTTGAACAACTCAGTGTGTATGAGGGCGAGGCCCGACTCGACTGCAAGCAGCGCGTCCTCCCCGGCGAGGCTGCGGAGCGTCAGACCGGCCAGGTCGTCATAGCTGCGACCCGTCGCCCGCAGGATGCGATCCGTCCGCCGGTGCAGCTCGTCCTCGTCATCCTCGGCCGATATGAAGATCACGCGCCCCGCCTTAACGGGCATCCCGAGCCAGCCGCTATTCGTCGCGACGCCGATGCCGAGTTGCTGGGCCAGAAGCGACTTGCCGGTGCCGCCGTCGCCGGAGAACAGCGTCACCTCGCGGTCGGGCACCAGATCCCGCACAAGCCAGGGCTGCTCGGGGACAGCCTTCCCCTCAAGTTCAGCAGCCGAGTAGAAACGCGACTGGCGCGCGGCGTGGGCTGCCTTGTCGGGGTTCTGTTTGAGCCATTCGGCCCTAGCCTCTGCCGCAGCCTGCTCCGTGTAGCGTCTCAGGCTCTCGGCCGCGTCGAAGGTCGGGCGTTCGGCGGAGTTGGCAACCCTCATGCTGCCCGCGCCCCCATCACCAGCGACAGGAACTTGGCTCGCTCCGTTGCCGGAAGGGCGTTGAAGCACGCCAAGAGGTAAGTCTTGAGCTCCTCGCGCGACGCCCAGGCAGCCCATTGCATCGCCTCCTCGGCCACGTCCATGAACGGCACCGGCGGGTGGCCTGCGCCCTCCGGCGGCCCCAGGACGCGCTCCGCGATGCCCTCAGCCTCTTCGTCGTCGCAGGCCATCAGAGCGGCCCAGGCGAGGCTCTGGCGTTCCCAGGGGCTCAGCTTGGCCCTTAGGACGACAGAGAGGCCCCAGAAGGGTTCTAGGCCGTCACCAGCGAGCGCCAGCGTGTCCCGAACCATACGGGCCACAGCCGCGTGGGCGAGGTTCGCCACACCGGGATTTCTGCCAAGAATATCAACGGGCACCTTGCCACGGTTCGCCAACGTAACCGGTTGGCTAGCAATAGGTTTGAACGTTCTCCCGGGATCGCCAGCCTCGACAGGACCCCTGCATGTATCGGGGTTTGCAGCCTGCGTCCGAGGCGGGTCCGAACCTGCTTGGATCGCGCCTGGCGAAGTGATCGCGGACGACGCGAGGCGCAAGGCCGTCCGCGTGCCTTCAACGCCGGTCGGAGACGGTCCCCGGGATCATGTTCCCCGCGAGAAGAGATCCCGGCTCTGGCCGTGTGAGGTCAGGTCCGGCCCCTCGCCCTGCGCATCCGAGGGAAGGTCGTCCTCCGGTCGCCGCATCTCCAGCGCCGCATAGAGGACGCTGTCCGAGCTGGCCGCGACTCGAAGGCGCCACGCCTCGGCTCCCTGCGGCAGGGCCCGGACATGGGGGGCATCCCTGCGGGCCACGAAGCCCACGCGGATCGGCGTATCCCGGTCGTGCCAGACCTCGACGGCATTCGGGTCGTGCGGATTGTCGTCCACGGGACGCAGCCGGAGCCGGGTGCCAGGAGCGATCTGGCCTACGATCTCCGGGCGGTCGCCATAGGGCAGGCCCACGACCGCGATCTGCGGGTCGAGGGGACCGGCTGATGTCTCGCCCCGGCGCGTGGCGCGCAGCAGGTCGGCATTGTCGAGGGGCTGAATGTCGCCCCAGGTCCGGGGCCCCAAGGGGCGGGGTGCCGCGAGGCGGGCCAGAGCCTTCCGGAGCTCGGCGGGCATGTCGGTCAGGCGGGCGCCCCGGGTGAGGTCGAGGTCGCGGGGCCTCACGATGTCGCCGGCGAGGTCGTTGGCCCAGAGGAGGAGCACCTGGTCGACATAGGTGCGGAACGCGGTCTCGAAGACGAGGTCGAAGCCCCTCGGGTCCGGCCGGTCCCGACCTGCCTGCGGGTCCCCGAGCGACCAGAGTCCGTTGCGGCCGACCATGAGGCCCAGCGGCGCGGCGTGGCCCAGGACGAGGAACGGCGGGCGCTCGTCCTCGCCGTCGTCCCGGTGGAGCCCGAGTTCGTCCTCGAGGGCCTCCAAGCCCACGACCGGACAGCCGAAGCCCTCGTCGGGGAGCGCCGCTCTGAGGAAGGGGGCCGCCAGCACGGGGAGCCGGGAGACCGGGTTCCCGATGCCGAGCGTCCGGCGGTAGATGGCGCGGAGGGTGTCGGGCAGGGGGACCCCGCAGTGGTGGAACACGGCCTCGATCAGGTCGGCCTCGTCCTCCCGCGCGGGGCGCAGGAGACCATGGGGCCCCTCGGGGGTCCGCTGCTCGCGGAGCGCCTGATGGGCGCGCAGGAGGCGCTCCAGGGCGTCGAGGGCGGCCCGGCGCGGACTTGTGCGCGGCTCGGCCGGGGCGCCTCCGATATCGAGTTCCGTGACATCCAT